ATGGCGCTGCCAGTTAAGGCAGCGCCATTGCTTTATTTATCTTCATCCGCTCTGTCTTTCAGCTTTTTCAGGCTGCTGATCAGAAACTTCGGCACCGGTGCGCCCAACCGCGCCGCGTTTTCGATGATGCTACCCAGTTCCGTTACAATGTACCAGATAGCCACCAGCGGCAAAAATGCCGTTTTATATGTAAACGGCAGCTCAAACCCCAATCCGCCATAATTAATAATCGCCGACAGCGCCACGTCCAGCAGCAGTGCGACCAGCATGGCCACGATGCTGCCAAGCTTGTGCCACAGGCCGGCACGCGCTACAGCGCTGTCCCACGATCCGGTCGACAGCGCCGCCCACGATCCCGTTGCATAGTCCAGGATCATCGCAGCCAGCCACACGATCACAAGCCAGCCAGTCCATCCCCAAAAGGCTGTCATCGCTGCAAAAATAGCCGTGATCGCCGCCTTCAATTCCATCGCTTTACTCGGTGCATTCATATGTATTCCTCCGTTTTTTATTTATCCATGTTCGCCGCCGCAATCACGAGCGTCCGCATCATGTCCATGGACAGGTCCAGCTTGCCGTCGCCTACTCCCGCAAGCGCTCCTTTATCCACAAGCGCCTGCAAGCTATCGAGTGCCCATGCGGGCACGTCCATCACCTTGCCGTCTACGATGCGGCCATAGCGCGTAGCGCGCATGTGCCACATGATATACAGCATCCGCAGCATATCATCGGAAAGACCAAGGTTTCCACCGCCGGTGCCGGAGATCAGACCTGCATCCATCATCTCCTTTACTGTGCCACGCGCCCAGCCCGGCACATCATCAATCGTAGTATACCTAATCATGTCATCGTCCTCCTTATCTGTATTTTTTGCTGCCATTGCCTCCGCGACATCCGCGCGGAAGCCGTCCATCGTGTAGCCCATATCATATGTGCGCCACAGCAGCTCCGGGTCTGCATGGTTGCTCGCCACGCCACGTCGGTGTCCCTCAGCGTGCCCGATGATTACGCCGTCCTGCGCCGGATCGAGGCCGTACTGCTTGCACAGCGCGGCGAACAGCTCCACAGCCGTGTGGTATGTACCCGCGATCTGCTCTGCCGCCTCCGCGTAAGTCATGCCCGCGCTCGGCTCGGTCATTTCTACCCCGATGTGCGTAGAATTGGCGCTCCCGCCGCAGTGCCAGCCGCGCATCTCCCACGGCAGGAGCTGATACACCGTGCCGTCCGCCTGCGCGACGGCGTGCACGCAGACGGACGCACCGCCCGGCTGATACTGGTTAAAGCTGCGCGCAAATACCGCCGCAGACGGCTGCGCGCATCCCACGCTGTGCAGCATGATGCCCTGCGGTGTCAGCGGTGTCGCCACCTGATAACACCTATTGTTTGTGACAAGTGCTTCAATTATGCTGACCATATAGCCGTCCTCCCTTCACAGCGCGCGGATGCGGTCTGCAAAGTCGCAGGCCATGATCTCGCCCGTCTGGCCGCTTTTTGCGCGGATCGCATCGGCGATGCCCTTAAAAAGCTCGCCGAGATTGTCAACGTACTGTACCGACGGTGTGTCCGAAAATGCTGTGACGTGCTTGTCCAGCCAGTCCTTGCTGGGCTCCTTGCCCGCACCGAACGCCGCTGTCAGGTCAACGAGCAGACAGCTCGTAAACCAAAACGTTCGGTTGCTGCCGTCGTTGTTATTGTAGTCAAAGCGGCACGGATAGCTGCCATCGCTAAAACTTGTGCGATCAAACGCCGCCGACAGGCGCGTCCATGCGCCCGCAGCGGCCTTGACGGCCATGCCCGAAGCCGCCGCAGGCTCCGCGACCGGCCAGTACCAGTCGCACGTGCCAGTAACGGCAGATTCAAAGCGGATCTTAAAGGTGACGTAGTACTTGTGCGACGCGACCAGGGCGTGCGACGCCGATGTCAGCGTCACCTCGCCCGCGCCGGCGGGGATGATCTTAATGCTGGACGCGGCCCCGTCGCCCGGGGTGATGCCCGACAGCTGCCACGCGCAGTTGCCGCGCGTGGCCGGGAACCACCCCTTGCCGTCGTTGGCCATGATATTGGCCATAGATACAGTGGTAGCCATGATGTACCCCCTTAGTATGCGCTGTTGATCGCCGCTACGATTGCAGTGTCAACGTAAGATTTGATTGCGTTGGCAATCCCAAGATCGGCAAACAGCTCGGCGGGCGTGCGATAGTACACCCAGCCGCTGTCGTCCAGCACAGCGATCTTGCCCGGTGTACGCCCCAGATCGCTAGCCTCTGTGGACTGTAGCCATGTGCCGCAAAAATACTTGCCGTAGACGTTGCCAGTAAACGTACCACCAGACTTGTCCATCTTGGCACCCAAAGCGGTCTTATTCCCGTCGATTGCCGCCTTGACAGCTTTATTCTGCACCGGGTTCGTACTGGTGCTGGACAGCGCCGCGTCCACGGTGACATTGCTGCCAGCAGCAGCTACCTTGTCGTCGACGTACTGCTTAACGACGTGGTTTGCGACGGGGTTGTTTGACGACCCAGACATGGCACTGTCAATTGTGATCTTTGTTGCACCCGCCGCGATTCCGTTCAACTTAGTTTTATCCGCCTTGGACATCAGGCCGTTGGCGGACGTGGTCGCCACTGCTGTTCCAGCTTTACCGTCCAGTGCGGCGGTAATCACCTTGTTCTGCACTGGATTGGTTGACGTGGCGGACAGCGCGTTATCCACGTCCACGCCCCCGCTCGCAGCGACTTCGGCGATTTTTGCCTTGACGTAGGCCACGTTCGTCGCACAGTCCGTCTGCGCATCTGTCGGGGTTTCAATGCCGGACACACGCACCGGTACATTTTCAGGCCCAGCATCAAGCGCAAGCGTGTAGTCATTGCTTTTTTCGCTTGGCGTAATGTTTACAACACTTACCCCGTCATCATGCCCGATTGCCTGCAACATTACAGCGCCATCGATAAACGCGTGCTTTTGGCTGACCGCCCCAATGTTTTGGCTCGCGCGAAACTTCTGATCGGATGTCAGTTTTTGCGTTTCATCGTACCGAACAGAACCTTCTCCTGTCGGGATGTCTATGGTCACATCTTCTCTACCGCGAAACTGCGCCTCGGCAGCGCCGGTGAATTTCAGGAGGCCAGGAGTGATTGCAAGAAAATCATATTCGGACTTTATCCATTTTGTACCCAAAGATGTACCGCCAGCCGATGCAGTATACGACAGTCTTGTAGTTGGGTTCCAACCATTGTCCTTTGTGATTTGGAAAACATACGTGGTGCTCCCATCACCCGGCAACTGCACTCGATACAACGGGATAATTGTATCCGCAACCTTGATCGCGCAGGTGGTTGGGACACCTTTCAGTTTTTCATGCAACTGTGCAGGTGTAATGTCAAATGTCTCTCCATCCGTGGATGTAGCGACAATGTCGTACATACTGTCCAGTTTTTCCTTATCGGCAGCGGACATCAGGCCATTTGCACTGGCCGTAGCAACGGTGGTATCTGCCTTGGTATCCAACGCCGTCTTGTCCGCTTTTTTATCCAGCGCGGCCTTGACGGCCTTGTTCTGGACTGGATTCGTGCTGGACGCATCCAGCGCCGCGTCAACAACCGTTTTGTTCGCACCAGCCTCCACGCCGTCCAGCTTGACCTTGTCGTCCTTGGACATCAGGCCGTCGCGCGTGCTGGTCGCGGGCAGCGTAACCCCGCTCAGCTGCTCAAAACGGCGCGCAACAATGCCGTTCTCCACAGCGTTTTTGGATTCGGTGTCCAGTGCGTCATCGACCGGGAATATGGATTCTTTGGTGCGCAGCGCATAGGCCCCGTGCACGACCTGAATCAGCATCGTATCGTTTTTATCGCTGACCGGCGGCAGAGAGCCGCGGCTGTCGATGTACTTCATGACCACCTTGTTCTGTACGGGGTTGGTGGATGTGTCCGACATGACGTCATCGACGATGGTCTTGGTCGCGCCGCCCTCAACGCCGTCCAGTTTGACCTTGTCCGTGGCGGACATCAGGCCGTCAGCTTCGGCCGTGGCGACGTCCTTTCCAGCCTTTTTGCCCAGCTCCGCCTTTGCCAGCGCAGCAAGTTTCGCGGCCGCGGTCGGCCCTACGTATGTGGATTCGTCCATACTATCAGTCCTTTCAATTCGCGTTCCAGATTGCGCGCATCTCGTCGGCCGTCATGGCAGTCAGGCCGTCCAGCTTGGTCTTGTCCGCGGCGGACATCAGGCCAGCCGATGACTGTGTGGCCGCTGCTGTGCTGGCTTTACCGGTCAGCGCGGCCGTCACCACCTTGTTTTGCACAGGGTTGGTGCTATCTAGCGACAGTGCATCGTCCACGTCGATCGTGCCACCACTGCCGCCGCCGGAAGATGACGACCCGGACGATGCGCTTGCGGACGTGTTGTAGCTGCTTCCGGATTCGACGCTATTCCCGACCGACGTTTTTCCGGAAAAAACGAATGTGTAATCCGTGATGATTGACGGGTATTCCCGGCCGTTGATGTCCTTGACGATGACCTTGTCGAAAATATCAAGCCGCGGGTCGGCCGGAAGATCGCCGGAGAACTTATAGATCGGCTTGTTTTTCAGCTGCTCGTGCACCGTCTCCGCGACTGCTTCAGCAGCGACCGTGACTGACCCGGCCGCCCCTTCGATACCAAGCCACAGGTTGTCGTCGTTCAGCTCAATGACATAGCCGCCGGAACCGGAAAAGTATGTGTGTTCCTGCCCGTCACTGGCGAACGTCTTTTTCACGCGAACGCCTGTAACTTTCACCGGAGTACTTGCCACTTCCAGTTTGTTAATCCACTGTGTTAACGTCAC